GCTTGGAATCATCATAAATATCCTGTATTTTTGCTTTTACAGCTTTACGACGTTTTTCTGTATCAGAAGGTACGTGGTGGAGCCATGCAAGATATCCTGAGCGGGAGACACCTAAAAATTTCAATATTCCGGAGACTGGAACCCGGCGTCCAGCCTTTTTGGCAGCTTCCGTCTTCTCAGATACTTCAAGATAAATGGCTTCCGTCATTTTCCCAGAATGTTGATTGCTTTTTTTAATACATCAAGGGCATTTTGGGCATCACGTAATTCACGTCTGAGACGGGCAATTTCTTTCTGCTCATCAGATGAGTAATTACCAGAACCACGAACAGGAATATCACCTGATTCCCGGAAATCTTTCAACCACTTTGTTAATGTGCTGTATCCGATGCCAAGATTTTCTGCACATCCACGTACTCCGAGGTCTTTGTGATCCTGATAGTACTGGACTGCATCAAGTTTAAATTGTTTGTCATGTTGCTTTGCCATATGAGATCCTCCTTCAGCATGCCTCTATTGTATCATGCTTATGTGTATTTGGAATTTCTCATTTTGGCTTGTACTATTTATATTCTAGCACCAGCTGTATCAATCTTTTTTATAAAAATCACATTCGTATCCATCCGCACGAAGAAGAAGTCCCGGAATCCAAGACGGAGTTCTTCCCATCTGCTCACAGATAGCATCAAGGGATACATCCTTAGTGCATTCAATAATCAGTTCGTCATGCACATGGCCACAGATAAAACAGTGGGATAATGTTCTCATCGCATAGGCAAGAATATCTCTGCTGATTGCCTGGACAATGTTCTCCATAAATTTAGGACCGTAGCTTTCAATCTGCTCCCATTTCTTTGTTCCTCCGATGCCTTCATATACTACGGATTCACTCCCAAACTTATTGACTCCCATCTTTGGTTTCACATAGGAAAGTCTTCTGCCGCTTGGAAGTTCAATAAATAGCATCCCGCTTTTATAATAAAAAATGAATACCGTGTGTTTCTGTGTCGATATGTTCTTTTTCACACAGCGATCCACGGCCCACCAGAACTGCACGATATTCGGATTGGCACTTCTCCAGGAATCTACAAGCGGCTGAAGTTCATCTTCTGTCAGTCCCATCTCGATGGCACCCATCGCAGTTAAGGCTCCTACGGATCCTCCGTATCCAAGGGCAAGTTCTGCAATCTTTCCCTTTTGTCTTAAGTGTGCGTTCACGCCATGCTTTTCCACCGGAACTCCAAACATAGCCGATGCAGATGCACAGTAAATATCCCCATTGTTTCTAAAAACCTCACTTCTCCATTCTTCCTTTGCAAGATACGAAAGCACTCTTGCTTCAATGACAGAAAAGTCAGCCACCACAAATTTCATTCCCTCTCTTGGCACAAAGACAGTACGGATCAGCTGAGATAAGGTATCCGGGATATCATCATATAAGAATTCCATTGCTTCATAGTTTCCCGTTTTCACAAGTTCTCTTGCTTCCCATAAGTCCGGCAGATGATTCTGTGGCAGATTCTGCAGCTGAATCATTCGTCCCGCCCATCTGCCACTTCGGTTTGCACCATAAAAACGAAACATTCCTCTGGCCCTGTGATCTGTACACACTGCATTCTCCATGGCTTGGTACTTCTTAACAGAGGATTTCGCAAGCTTCTGTCTGATTTCCAATACTTCACGAATATGAGCTGGAGTACTTCTAATCAGTTCTTTCACTGCTTTCTTATCCAGGGTGTCCGCCTCAATTCCGTTTTCCAACAGCCATGCTTTCATCTGTATGACACTGTTTGGGTTTTCCGAATTCTGTATCTTGGCTGTCAGCTTATCTTTAGAGTGTTTATCAAATACAATCGCATTTTCTACAACAGCCATGTCAAGAGCAATCCCACGGTCGTTGATCTCTTGGTCAAGCCAGAACTCCTCCCACACAAAATCCGGTACCGGAAACTTTTCTAATCTTCTTTGAATAGCCAATTCCGCCTCAACATCACGAATGTTATATTTTACAAACGCAGCCCTCTTCTCTTTATCATGCTCTGGAAGATTTCGTGTCCTTCCTCCATTTACTTTCGTAGGCTTGCACGGCACACAGAAATAACGGATGAGGTTTTTACCCTCTTTCAGCTTCTGTTCCGATAATCCCAGCACCTTGCCGGCACCCTCCAGGGACAGTGGCAGCCCCATATAGGCAGACCAGGTCATCGTACACTTCCATAAAACCGGAGACAGATAATCTCCTGTCGTATCTTCCTCTATGCTGTAACTTATGAACTTCTGCGGATAATATCTTCTAAGATACTCTGACAGACAGATTCTTTTAAACTGACTGTTAAATGCCCACTTTGTCACGGTCTTATCTGTCAGAGCATCAATGATTTCATCGGGAATTGTTTCTCCCTGTGCTAGGTCAATCACTTGCACCGCCTCTTCGTCTACGGAATATCCGAACAGTAAAATTTCAAAATTTGGAGACTGCACATACTTATATACCCCGCACTTCTTAAGCTCCACATCGCTGTATGTTTCAATATCTATGCTTATATTTCTCATTTTTTCACCATCCTAAAAACACAGGCGGCAGTGGAAATCTGCCACACTGCCGCCCTTTGATTTACTCGTTATTCTTTTTCTTCAGATTAGGAAACAACCAATGCACCAATCTCTTAATGACATTCAAAAGCCACTTCCAAATGGTTACAAGGCCAAAGATCCAAAAGAATATCGTAATTCCAAGCATGGTACCTCTGATTGAGGCATCAATTAACATATTTAATGTATCCATCGCTTATACCTCACTTAAGATAAGAAATCATCATTGTCATCAGTTTCAAAATCATCCTCTGCTCTGGACTTGCCGCCAAGAGGTTCTCCATCGGCAATCTTCTGCAGATTGTTAAGACCGCAGGCAATGCCCTTGTTACCATTTGAATTGAAGGCATAGAAGTTGATGCTGGCACGGCCGTATACACCGCTGTATACTTCAGAGCGTTCCAAGATCGGCTGACGGTCGGCATCTACAATTCCTGGTGCAGATGCGGAATTGGCATTGATGAAGTAGCTGTCAGCGTAAGCTGCATCATCCGGACGTTCCAAATCTCCGTCTCTTAAAGGTGTTTTTAATACCTTGAGAGAAGGTACGGACTTGCTGCTTCCTTTAAGCTTGGATTCCCCTTCCTCATATGCAGCCTGAATAGCAGCTTCGATTTTCTTTACCGTTGCCACATCCGACTTCGGAATGATCAGGCTCACGCTGTACTTCGGTGTGCCGCCGTTGATGGACTTTGGATCCCATACGTTTGCATAGCTCCATCTTGTCTTAGGTCCTGTGATTACTTTGGTTGGGTTCTTATAATTCTTTGACATATTAGTTGTCCTCCTTAAAATCATTAAATGCTGTATTTTTTATTGCCGGACGCTTATCCGACATTGGTACTAATGTTGGCTTACCCTGTGGTTTCTCAATTAACCCCGAGAGCAATTCTTCAAACTTTGTTTTGCCGAGCATCTTTGTCATAGCAGTAATGCCGATGACTTTTTTCTCATACGGATCATATCCGGCACTCACTATTTTTTCTGCTACGGCTTTATCATTTACATACTTACGGTTAGAACGACCTTCGACCAATTTCCAGTCTTTCCATACCTTACCGCTGACTGCCTGCTGAAGAGCATATTTTTTAATGTCGTTTGCCCAGGATACCAACTCATCTGCTTTTGCAAGAACGACCTCTATTTCATCATCTTCAAGGCTTTCCGGCATCTCAAAGTCATAACGAGCAAGTTCCAGGTTATATTTAGCTCTCTTTCGGCAGGTGGCTTTGACCTTACAAAACTGACAATGACTTCCGGCTTTATATTCGCCCACACCCTTTGCCGCCAGCTGTGCAGTTGGTGCAAGTGTTTTTTCTGCCCAGGAAAGCAGTGCTTCCTTTGAAATCGAAAATGTACTGACATGTTTTAACGATAGCCTCTAAGAAAGTCCTTTAACTGCTACACTATATTTACTTGTCAGGGTTCACCTTTGACATCAAAACTACCGTCTCAACGGTACTTTCGTTGTCCCAACAAAGTTCCTGTGTCTCTCTGCCTCCAAAATACACCGGAAAACGGAACTTTATGTGCTTCAGGAATCTGCCATCTGGCTGCTCCTGCTCGTAAATGTCCACCTGTTCCACAAAGCTGTTAAGAAATTCTTTCTTCTCCAGGTCGGTGAACTTATCATATAGTTTATCAAAATATAAAAGAAATTGATAGACGTTTTCTTCTGATATTTTCTGTTGCCGGATATTCAGCAGGCGATTCTTAACTTCTTCTATACTATTCTCCACGCCTTCAATTTCATCATATAGACGATATAAGCGTGTCTCCATATCCTGATATTTCTTTTCATAAAATTTATCCATGATATCCAGACTATCCATCTGCTGTCCAAGTCTTGCTTTTGCTCCGGTCAGTTGCCTGTGCTGTTTTTCCAGTCTTTCAATCTCTTTTTCTATTTCTTCTGTATCTATTCTTGAACCGATTTTATTCAGAATTGCTTCTTCAAATTTCGGATTCTTCACCAGCTTCCGAATAACTTCTTCCACTGCATTGTTAATCTTCTCCTCGCTCCATTGTTTACGATATCCACATTTATGACCATCTACCAGGCGACGATGTTTGCAGGCATAATAGAAATAATCCTTATATAAGGTTCCGTCTTTCTTTTTCTTTCGGTTCACGTTTCCATACATACCGCTTCCACATAACGGACATCTCAATATTCCGGATAAAATATGCTCATGATCGAGGCTATGTGTCTTTTCATATTTCACACCTGTTTTTTCCCGTTTTTGATGAGCCAGCTCCCAGTCTGTTTCCGAAATAATCCCTTCATGAATACCATCGTGCAGCATATAATTTTCCTGCTTTACAATACGGTATTCATTTCTTGTACCAGATACTTTCTCGTTCTTCCTTCGCCCATAAGCCAGCTTTCCACAGTATACCGGATTATCTAGAACACCTTTTATAAATGAAGCGGCAAATGCGTCCAGTGTATTATTCTGTCGTTTTTTCTTTTTATATCCATGCTGGTTCAGCCATGCAGCAATCGCAGAGATTCCCATATTGGTATGAATAAATTTATCATAGATCAGACGAATAATCTCTGCTTCGTCTTCTGCGATCTGCAATTCTCCATTTACCAGCTCATAGCCATATGGAGCAAACCCACCGTTCCATTTTCCTTCCCTTGCTTTCTGCTTACGTCCCTCCATTGTTTGCACAAGGATATTCTCTCGTTCGATCTCTGCCACCGCAGATAGAACAGAAATCATCAGCTTTCCACTATCTTTCGAGCTGTCAATTCCATCTTCTACACAGATCAGATTCACTCCAAAATCCTGCATCCTCTGCAAAGAGTTTAATACATCTGCCGCATTACGACCGAATCTGGAAAGCTTGAACACCAGTACAAACTGCACCTCATCTGTTCCATTCTCAATATTATCCAACATTCTCTGAAATTCCGGTCTGCCCTCTACGCTCTTTCCAGACTTACCTTCGTCTGAATACTCATTTACGATTTCCATGTTCTGAAATTCTGCATATCTCTTAAGTTTTTCTCTCTGGGCATCCAAACTGTAACCATCTACCTGCATGGTTGTGGATACCCTGATATAAATATCACATTTAATTTTTTTCTTCATAATACTAACCCATAAAATTTAAAAATATATTATTCTATTAAACATATTTGTTAATCTAGTGCAAAATTAAACCCCATAATTTTAATTATACCTTCTTGAATTTTTCTATCTTCTATTCCTACTGCTTTCAATCTCATTGCATATAAAAGAACTTCTATAATTTCAAATCCAAATATATGATCTTTATCCAATTGAATATCCAAATTACCATGTGCCATATCATTTCGTAATGTATTCATTTTTGATGCAATATTTTCTAATGGAGTAATCTCGTCAACTTTTATATTATATTCTTTACCTAATTCGTATACCAAAAAAGGTTCCATAATTGATAAACAGTCTTTAATAACTACTAGTATCCTATCTGCTAGACTATTCTCATCTGCAGCAATTCTTTTTCGAAATGTCGTCAAATATTTTTTAACTTTTCCAGATCTTTCATTTATTAATTTATCCATCATATTTAATGCATCGTTTTTCGCCTGTAAATATTTTTCCGAACGAATTTCTGTCTCTGGATAAAGATTAGCATATTCTCTCTCAAATGCAACAAAATCAAAAATCATTCGATCTGGTCCAAATTTATTTGTTTTATCAATACTATCTGGCAAATGATCTATATAAATGATTCCTTCAAGAAAAGCCTTAAGTAATTCCCCGAGCTTTTCTCCAATATAATCATACGAAAGAACTCTTCGCTTTATTTTCGAACTATTTTCTTTTTCATGAACCATTTTTAAATCATAAAATTTTCCAAATATATCTCGGACATTTTTTTCATTAATATCAAAAATTTCAATGTTATTAAAAACAATATTATTTCGTCTCATTACATATCTAAACACTTGATAAATACCTAAATATATTTCTTTTGCAAAATCGAATGATACGTCTTCCGAGAATGAAGCAATAATTTCACTTGTGCTATGAAGTGGTTCAGGTGAAAAAGACTGTTTTACTTTATATTGTGCTGTAAGTTCAATTTTCACCCCATTCCATTCTATTAGTCCCAATGGAGTTTCAACAATCCTTTTTACGCCTACCTTAGTTACAATGTCTTGCTTTTTGGAAGTTTCTATAAAATATGCATTCTCAGGCGGATAAAATACATCTACGTCTACTCCAGACAACTTTATACCTCTAATTTTTGTTTTCTTTACGTTATATTTATGTTTTCCATCCTCAATATAAGGCTGATAACGTGCTGAATCATATTCAAAAATAGAATACACATCAAATGATAAAAATCCTTCTTGATCAGAATATTGTTCAGACACCTCAAATATTACATTTTTCCTATTTGCCGTAATTCCATGCAATTGTATATTTTCAATAACTTCTCCTCGTTCATATGGAGCAAACCATTCTTCTATTGATTTTGAATCAAATTTATCAGGATATAAATTCAACGTTGAATCAGAAAATGAAAACGGATACTGTTTATCTTCATATTCTACAAATCCTTTCATATCAACCATCATTTCATATACCTCCCTTACTCCGCAGTAATTGCAATGCGTATATTTGTCCCAACTTTATTTTAGTACTTGTTCCAACTATTTTCAATACTTCTTTTCATTTTTTATTGACATATTTTCGTTACAACCATATAATAATGATAGAGACAGGATTTCTGTCATCGAAAATATTGTTCGCCCACCGTTGGCGGCTTATAAGTGATCGGCTCGAAAATATTGTTCGCTCACCGGAAGCGTCTAATAAATGTCCGGCTCGAAAATTTCGGCCCTGCCGCATGGCAGGGCTTATTTTATAGGTGATAAACATGATATATCAAGAAGGATACGTTTACCATATTAAAGATGAATACTTTGAAAAAGTACAGGATTCCAACTTAATGCAGAACAAAGAGGGCGGTACATACCGTCCTACTTTTTACTGTCTGCGTGACAATAAAACTTCTCTGTTATGGATGGTTCCACTCAGTTCTCGTGTAGAAAAGTTTAAAGCAATACACGATAAACAGGTGGCTAAATACGGAAAGTGCCTAACGATTGTTTTAGGTGAATTTGATGGAAAAGAAGCTGCTTTTCTTCTCCAGAATATGTTTCCAATCAGAGAGTACTATCTTGACCATATACATACTCGAAATAATAATCCGGTTCCTGTTAAGCATTCCATTCACAGGGAAGTAACAACACGTATGAAAAAAATTCGTCAACTTCATTCCAGAGGCAAAAAAGTGGTATTTCCAGATATTGACCGACTAGAGCAGATTATGCTTGCAGAAGTAAAAGATAACGCAACCGAATAATTTCACAAAAAAGCGACAGTCTGATTTACATTTTGTATTTCAGGAAACTGCCGCTTCTTTTTCTTCTTTATTCTGTTTTGCTTCCTCCAACTCCCGGAGGACTTCTTCGCCGTACTTATCAATCATCCGTACCAGAAAATCAATGCACCGCTCAAATTCAATATTCTGTTGCATAAGCTCCTCCC